TTGCGGTGACTGTCGAAGCTTCGCGAGTGATCTCGTTGCCGTTGAACGGATCGACTAGCATGAAATCGCCGGTCGTCTGCACGGTCACGTCGTCCGCAAGCGCGATTTCGACGATCGTATCCGGAACGGGACCAGCCTTGGGCGTGGAAATCGGGGTGGGAGCTTTGGCCATGATGTTCTCCTTGGCGGGACGTTAGGTAATGAAAACGAATCTGTCAAAAGAAGAGCCGCCAACCGGCGGCTCTTCTCCATCTATGGCGAACCTTAGTTCAGGTTCAGGATCGAGCGGGTGTCATCGAAAATCAGACGATAGCCGCGATTGGTGGTCTTCACGTACTTGACGCGCTGGTTGGTGACGGCTCGGGTCGACTCTTCGATATCCGAGCCATTCTCGACCAGCTCTTCGATCGTCTCGGCCTTGATGAAGCCGATGAGCTTGGCCGCCGGGGCAGTCGAGCTGAGAGCGAACGTCAGGTTGAGAGGCAGGCGAGGATTGTCGACGGCGACCTGGACTCCAGCCTGACGCAGGATTTCGATCTGCGGCATGCCGGTGTTGACGGTCGGGGTCGCGAACATGCGCAGCCATTCGAGGTACATGTCCCAGTTGCCGGCGATCGTGTCGATCGGGGCACCAGCCTGAGCACGGTCGACGAGCCACTTCAGGAAGACTTCCCAGTTGACTCGGCTTGCAGCCGTGGTCGGACGACCCGAGGCGGGCATCGCAGCGGCAATGTCGGCAGCGTTGACCACGGTGGCCGCAGGGGAGACACCGTCACCGTTGATCAGCAGGCTGGTAGCCATCGCCGTCTGGCCGATCTCGACTTCACGCTGCATGCGCGAGGCATACGGGGTGATCAGGTCGAGCGAAGCGCGCCGTTCGAATTCGTAGGTGAACTCCATGCCACCGCCGAACTTGTAGAACTTCACGCTCTTTTCGGTCGTGCGGAGCGAGCGAACCGGGATCTCAGCACCTTCAGCGATCACGCCCGTGTGGGTGTAATCCGACTTCTGGTCGTTGACGACGGTCGTCACCATTTCGATGCCGTTGATCGTCCGCGACTGCGAGACGAGAGCACCGACGTTCTCGATCTGGTCCTGACGGTACTTCCACTGAAGCACGTTGTCGATGACCGCCGGGAACAGCGCACGGGTGCCGGGGTAGGTCACGAACGCCTCGGCAGCAGCCTGAAGCAGGATGCCCTTCGAGTAGTCCTCGCGAACCGGCAGATCGAGATACGCCAGGGCGCACTCGAAGCCATCCATGCCCGACCCCTTGAAGTCACCCTCGTTGGGATCGACGGCAAGGCGGAGATAGTCCGGCAGCGACAGACGGGCTTCCTTCGCGAGGCGGACGAAGTTCTCGCCCTCTCGGAGGGACTGGGCCCCGTTCTTGTCAGCCGGCTTCAGGCCCGCAAGGAGCACCTCTGCCGGCTTCCGGGCGTTGCGAATGGAGAGAAGGTCAGGAAGCTGAGCAGCCATTTGGTGTAATCCTTACAGAAATTCGACGATGACGTAGCCGGTGCCGACTTCGATCACGACCGGGTCAGAGGGGACGCCAGCGCCTGCATTCAGAGTGGCCTTCTGGACGGTGCCCGAGCCGCCGCCGACCACACGGTCGCCGACTGCGGGGGTAGTGTAACCGGCTGCGGTTGGAACACGTTCCTTGAACTTGCGGGCAACTGCCGCCACGTTCATGCTGATCGCGCCACGGCGTTCGGTGTTATAGATACGACCGAAAATCGCGTCGCCAACAGCGGCCAGCTTGACGGTGCCAGCTGCCGTGGTGTCCTGCGACACGACCTTGCCGACCATGGCCGCCGCAGCGGTGTCGTCGGCCATCGCGGTCGAAACCGAGTAGGTGAAGGTGAAAAGACCGAACGGGTAGCCCTCGTTGACGATCTGATTGGGAACTGCCATGATTTAGTCCTTTCTTACTTGCGGATCGCGAAGGCGTCGGTCGGCTTGTACGAGAGGGCAACTTCGCCCACCCCGGCTGCCGAGTTGGCGCGACCACCGACCGGAAGGATCGAGGTCAGGTTGCCGGTCAGCTCCGAAATCTTCGCCTTGAGTTCGGCGATCTTGCTGGGGAGGGAATCGCCTTCCAGCTTGGTCTTGCCCGAGGCAACCAGCAGGTGGTTCACCTGCTCCTGAAGGAAGGTGACCGCCTCATCACGTTCGGTCGCCACGCCGGCTTCCGGTCGCTGTGCGAGCTGATCTCGCTCGGCGGTCAGGGTCACAATGGTAGCATCCCGTTCGGCAACAGCGCCGGTCAGTCGGGTCGCTTCCGCCGTGGCGGTCTCACGGGCGCTCTCGGCAGCACTCAGCTGCGCAGTAAGGGCCCCCTTGTCGGAGCTGAGCGAAGTCAGCTGGGCAGTCAGTGCGGTGATCGCGGCATCGCTCATGCTCGAATCCTCTTTCTTCACAGCGGATGCCTGTACAACGAGGGCATCCATCTCAAAACCGTTGGCCGCCAGTAGCTGGAGGCCTTCTGGTGCGAGCCTTGCCTGAGATTTTCCGACAATTTTAGGCTTATCAGCTGCACCACGGGCAACCAGGCTCATTTCGATGAATTGGTTCAATCCAAACATCTCACCGTGAACACCATCGGCGCCAATCGCGTGCCCGTTGGCGCACGTGCGATCTACGATGTTCTTGGAAGTTGAGCTAGCACCGAAGTAATCCCAACCGCATGCGGAACAGTTCAGATGCTTTGACATGAAAGCGACGGAGACTTCGTCGAGAGAGCCAGCATTCAGCTTGGCAATCAGGGGAGCTTCTGTCGGATCCAGATAAAAGAGAGATCGCATTTCCAGCGTGCCGTCGCCAGCCACATCCAGGCCGGCGTGGAACACACGGCCTTTCGGTGCTCCGAGAAGCTCGTGATCCGCGATCAGAGGAAGATGTGCTCCGGAGTTGATCGAGTCGACCATTTCCTTGAGGGTTACTGGCTCCACGACTGCGCGCTCGAAAATCGTGCCGCGCTTTCCGGGCAGCGGCTTCGTATTGAGAGCAATCGTCTCGAACACAGCAAACTGGCTGGGATCTACATCCTCGCCAACGGCTTGCTTGATCATCGCCGAGAGGGCCGGTGTCATGTTGAGCTGCTTCATATTTCGGCTCCTATGACGAGCCATCAGCCTCGTCCAGTGGTTGTCCTTCAACCATTATATATTTGGATTTCTACTACCTACTAAGTAGATTCTAGAAATCCTTATGCCTTCTTAGCCGAACCCTTACCGGCATTGGCATTGTTACCCGTCCCATTGTGGCCATCACCGGTCAGAGAGCGGCCAAGCGGATCCGAATTCGGAGTAGCCTTGGTAGCATCAATACCGGGGGCGGCGGCAACCTTCTCAGCAAAGCCGGTGCCAGACAGCGGCGTCGAACCAGTCAGCGGCGGGCGACCGTACATTTCCATGGTGTATTCCATGTCGGAGATCACACCACGGGAAAGGTCCAGCGACAGCCGATTGGCCTTCATAGTCTTCTGTGCTTCGAGTTCCATTGCCGGGCGAAGCTCGACAGGCGGGAAGTAGACCTCAATGCGGCCTGCAAAGCCTGTGAGGCGCGCGGCAAGCGTCAGCGACCGGCTGTAGACCGTGGCGATCGATCGGTTGAGGGCATCAGCACTCAGCGCGAACAAGCGAGCCTCGGTCGACGCCACCTGGCCGTTGGTTCCCTTACCAACCACCGCCGGCATCACCTTCAGAGCCGCTTGGTTCTGGGCATTGAGAACTTCGATCACATTGTCGATCTGGAGCCCCGCTGATGGGTTCTTGTCGTTGATGACCTTTGCCTCGATCGCATTCGAGTGAACGAAGGCGTCCGCCGAACCAAGGTTGGCGATCGTCGAACGGATCTTGTTCAGCTCAGCCTCGACAAAACCCCGGATGCTCTCCGGGTTATTCCGATACGAAGGCGGGGCGGCGGCCATCAGCACGTCTTGAAGAACCTGCACGTCCACCCGAGGGTAGCCGACGATCTTCATGATCCGATAAAGCTCATTGATGACGAGGGTGCGCGACGCGATCGTGTTGATCGACGAGACGAACGTCGAGTAGGTGTACATATCTAGCGGCGACTGGTGAAAAGCCGACGTGAAGAACGTCGGGATATTCAGGTCGATCTTCTCATTTGACCCTGTAGGGGTCTGTGTGGGCTTGTAGACACCAGGGGCGCTCTGCTCCCACGTCAGAGTGGCTGGATCGACCAGGCGAAGCTCTGAGGGCACGTAGGTCTTATCCAGAACAAGCTCACGAGCCGTGCCTCCACGCATCAGGGTCATATAGCGGTCCTGAGTGCAGAGGTCGTCCAGCGTAGGCTTGTTGGAATAGCCCAGCGTATAGTCGTTGACCGTGGTCAGCACCGCCATCAACTGTTGCCCAATTACCACACCGTCAGCTGACGGCTCATCCTTCTCATCATACGCGATGATGATAGGGTCGACAGACCCGGCGACAGAGAGGAATGCGTTGATAGCTGCCGATACATCCGGGTCGAAGTTGACCAGCGTGGCCATCAAGGTACGGCTGTCGCTCGCCGAACGGCTCGTATAGAGATCGGTCAGGTGATCGCGGTAGCCTGGAGCAGCCATGGTTGCGTTCGTACGCACGAAACCGGGGGTGGCACCTTTGCCTCCCTTGACGCCTTTGCCCTTCGGCAGGAGAATAGTGCCCAGTCCGGTGAGAATGCTGCCGTTTGCCATCATCCAAGTCCTGCTATGCGGCCAATCCCAAGCAGATTGCTACGGCCTGTGAAATTCAAAGCTGCGTTGGCCTCGTTACCGAAACTTGCACCTGCGAACGAGCACGAAGTCGCTGTGGTTGACAGCTGTGTTGAGAAGATGTGCTCGCCAACTCGGCGTGCGAGAAGATTAAAGGCTATCGAGTGCATGTAGTGGTCGGCGCCACTCGTCTTCATCCACTCCGCTTGTTCACTCTCACCCGGCTTTTCATTACGAACCATATCCGTCAGGTGGGCTATAAGCACATCCTTCTGGTGGTTATAGCCATTTAGCGCCATCTTGCGGTGCTGGATCAACGTCTGAATTCGGTCCAGGATCAGCGTGTTGTTTGCCGAGTAGTGTGAAAGCTTCTTGGTATCGGGCTCAAACGCTGGTTGAAGGGCCGCATTGCCACGATACTGGATAGGCATCACGACCATTCCCGTTGAGTCGCGCAAGGCGTCGGCCTGCGGCGTATACGGAAACCGGTCGATCGCACCTTGAACGATGTTGTAAATCCGCATCAGCTCGTGAACGCGAGTTTCAAGGTAGGCCGCTGGTACGGTATCAAACAAGTCAAACACCGGAAAGCCGTTCTCGTCATCGTGGCTCACAGTGATGTGACACGTGAAGCCAACGTCAATCCCTAGAAAGTGAGCGCGGTCCTTTGGAACATCAGGGATACCAGGCGTGCCTTGAGCCATACAGGCTTCGATATCCGCTTTCTGGATCCGGGCATCAGCTGCTGTATATTCTTGGCCGAGCACCGTATTGTAGAAGCCACGAGTGAATGACTTCTCTTGGTACTGAGCAAGCTGTCCGAAGATGTAGCCCGGTCGAATGCGACTCGTTGAGAACGGACGAACCTGATAACCTCGAAAGTTCAAACGGCTAGGATAGCTTGCGACCCACTCACGCAGTTCAGGATTCCCTAGATCAAGCCGAGAACCACAGCGTTCGCATTTGACGTGGCAGTCCTCAAGATCGAGCATCGCGATCTGCTGGGCCGTCATGTCCGTAAATAGCTCGACGTCATATTTTCCGAAGTCCTTGACGTAAACGAACTCGGGAGTGAACATCGGAATTTGGTAATGCCGGCAAGATGGGCACTTGCAAACGTACTCACGCTGATCGGTTAGCTGATAATTCTTGTCGATACCGTAGCCGGCAAAGGTCGGGGTCGAAAAGGACTGGGTTATCTGCATGTCAGAGCCCTGGAGACGCGACTGGTACAGGCCGATGATTTCCTGAGGACTTAGGTCAAGCTCATCGTGCATGAGAAAATCGCAGCTCAAGCTGGTCGCGTCGGCTTCCGTACAGGCGGTGATGTAGCCGAAGCTGTCACGGATCTGGATTTGATCTTTGGATCGCGTGGGCTTGATTAAGCCGGGAGGGTTGAACACCGAGTCGGCTTCAAGGATCGGTTTGATACGACCATTATACGTCTTGGTGAACATCTTCTCGTTGGGCATTGAGAATAGGCCGGCGACGCCAGTGCTGCGTGTCAGGATCGCGAGGAATTTACGGATCTGAACCTCAGTCAAGCCAATCTGCGAACACTTCTTCACCGACATAGCCGGGTGCATGTCGTCAGCGATTGCCTTTTGGAACTGATAATGCTCGAAATTGAAGGGTCGTTTCTTGATCGTAGTGTTCGCACAGATCCAGTCACCCATGGACTGGGAGGCGTTCACGTCGCCGAAGCGAAGCTTCACAGACTGATACAGCTCGTCATACAAAGACATACGTGCGCGATGACCTACTAGGCCGCCGGTGACAAGTGGTTGTCAGTCAACCAAAGGCACTGAGTGGGTATCTAAAAACGGATTGTGGTCAAGAGATCGAGGGTGCAGAGGGTGGGCATGTCGAACTTCCCCACCCTCCGCATCCCCGTCCTCATGGGCCTCGTCACGCTGAAGGAACAGCTTCTCGGTGACCCTGAGTTCCTCAACCAAACGGATTGTCCGTATGACCCTGAGGTCAAACGGATACTCATAGAACTACTCGCAACCCGAGTGGTTGAACGAGTCGTAGAAAAAGAGGTTCGGGTAACCGGAGATCGCGGTCGCCCGACCAAAGACATCAAGCTGGACGATGAAGATCAGCGAAAGGTTCTCGAAGAGATCAAGAAGACTCTCGACAGCCTGAACAATATGGATGCCGGCTCGACTCTGGCAACGAGTGAGCGGATCCAGATCGCGAAGACCAAAACAGGTATGCTTGATCAGCTCCTCAAGATGATGGAGCGCCATACATCAGTTCGACGGGTCGAAGAGTTCAAGGAGAACGTAATTGGTATCTTGAACGATCTCGTTTCAGAAGCTGACCGCGAGACTTTCCAAAATCGCATGCAACCACTGAGGTAATATCATGGCTATTTTCCGAGACAACGCCCCGCTCTACTGGGCAGCGGGCCTTCCCGTCATGCCCCTAAAGCGTTGGGACAGCCCATCCAAGGGCGCCGGCAAGGCTCCGATCCTGTCCGAATGGACGAACTACGGCACGAATATGCCGTCTCCCGGTGTGCAAGGAATGTGGCTGGGCCAGTATCCTGACTCGAACATCGGCCTTCCATTCGGCGAGGCTTCAGGCCTCTGCGCAATCGACATCGATACCGAGGACCAGGGCCAGGTGGATGCAATCCTCGCAGCCCTGCCCAAGTCGCCGTGGGTTCGTGTCGGCAAGAAGGGCATGGGCCTTATCTACAAGTGGTCGGGTCAGAACAACTTCAAGCTGCGCGACGGCGATAACAAGTCGATCGTCGAATTCCTCGGCAAGGGCAACCAGATGGTCCTGCCGCCATCGATCCACCCGGATACGGCGCGTCCCTACACATCAAACACCAATTTGTGGGATGTTCTGGACCAAATTCCGATCCTTCCCCTCGATCTTGAGGGTGAATTGCGGCGGGCATTGGGCAATGTCCCTGGCCTTCACCGAGTTCAAAGAGCATGAAATCGAGACGAAGGTGAAGA